TGACAGATCTAGTATCGTTATGCACCATACTTGAAATTTTCTTATCACTACTATCGACAGCGTATCGTGAAGATAATTCTGCTTTTACCATGGAGGCGTGAGCAGCGTCAAGATTTCCAGATCTTAAATGGTCAGCAGCTTTTCCATGATGGATGGCTGCTTTTTCATGATGCTTTTTAGTTACTAAGTCCATTCTTTTTGTCATAGCGGCTTGATCATGCGCATCTGCTGCATTATCATGTGAATTTGCGATTATGCTAGCGCTTTCCGTTAGACAATT